TCGATTCATTTAAACTTTGGGCTGAACAAATATTCGGTTGGTATTATTTCGTAGAGCGATCTGTATACCAGCCAAACCCTGATGGACACGGTGGTCGATATGTTACAAAGAAGATTAAGAAACGTTTGGTGAATAAACAATACTTAATCGTGGCTCGTGGTGCGGCAAAATCAATGTATGCATCTTGTATTCAGAGTTTCTTCCTAAACGTAGACACCTCGACCACCCATCAAATCACTACAGCTCCGACCATGAAACAGGCCGAAGAAGTAATGTCACCTATTCGAACAAGTATTACACGTTCTAGAGGACCACTCTTTCAGTTCCTCACAGAAGGTTCGTTACAAAACACTACTGGACCGAAAGCTAATCGAGTTAAATTGGCTTCTACTAAAGTCGGTATTCAGAATTTTCTGACAGGTTCCGTACTCGAAGTAAGACCTATGTCAATCGACAAACTTCAGGGTCTTCGAGTTAAAGTAGCGACAATTGACGAATGGCTTTCTGGTGATATCAGAGAGGACGTTGTTGGTGCTATCGAACAGGGTGCAGCGAAAGAACAAGGTAGTGCTGAAAACAACGATTACCTTATTGTAGCGATTAGTTCAGAAGGTACCGTTCGTAATGGTAGCGGCGATACAATCAAAATGGAGTTAATGAAGATTCTCAAAGGCGAGTATAAAAATCCTCATACTTCGATTTGGTGGTATAAGCTCGATTCCATTGACGAAATTAATGAACCTGACAAATGGCGTAAAGCTAACCCAAATCTCGGACTTACAGTATCATACGATACTTATCATGTTGACGTTGAAAGAGCAGAGCAACATCCAGCGGCTCGTAATGATATTTTGGCAAAACGATTTGGTATACCTATGGAAGGTTATACATACTACTTCACATACGAAGAAACATTACCTCAACAGAAGAAACGTGACTACTGGAAGATGACTTGTGCGATGGGTGCGGACTTATCCCAAGGTGATGACTTCTGTTCATTCACGTTCTTATTCCCATTACGAGATGGATGTTTTGGTGTTAAAACTAGAAACTATATTTCGGAAACTACTTTACTTAAATTACCATCAGCTATGCGTAGTAAATACGACGAGTTTATGAAAGAAGGTAGTTTAATAGTAATGAACGGAACCATTCTCGATATGATGGAAGTTTACGAGGATTTGGACGAGTATATTATCAACTGTGGTTATGATGTACAAGCATTCGGTTATGACCCTTACGGTGCAAAAGCTTTTGTCGAAAGATGGGAGTTGGAAAACGGACCATTTGGTATTGTTAAGGTTCCACAGGGTTCTAGAACTGAATCTATCCCTCTTGGTGAATTAAAGAAATTGTCCGAAGAGAGAATGCTTCTATTCGATGAGGAAATTATGTCCTTTGCGATGGGTAACTGTATCGTTATGGAAGACACAAATGGAAACAGAAAACTATTAAAGAAACGCTATGAGGCAAAGATTGACCCAGTTGCCAGTCTTATGGATGCATTTATAGCGTATAAACAGAATAGAGAGGCTTTTGATTAAGAACCAGGAGGTGATTCAAAATGGAATATTACAACGAAGATTATCTCATGCATTATGGCGTCCTCGGAATGAAATGGGGAGTTCGTAGAGCATTGCATAAATCCGAACGTAATAAAGACTTGAATATTAAAGCCTTAGATTACGATAAGAAATCAGCAAAGTATACTCGCAAATCCGAAAAGATTCATGCTGAAGAAGATATCGGTAAAGCGAATAAAAAAGCTAAGAAAGCTGCTACTTATGAAGTTAGAGCTGCAAAGAAACAGAAGAAAGCGGAAAAGTCCGACAACGAATTGTCTCGTGCAATGTATACAAAGAAAGCTGAAAACTATAAGTATAAAGCGGCTAAAGCACAGCTGGAAGCCAACCGAATCGCAAAGACAGAAGGTTATAGCGGTAAGGCTATGAAATATTCCGTTAAATCAGATAAGGTGGCGATTAAGGCTGCTAAAGTCAGAAAGAAAATGGCGACCAACGAAGCGTATATCGAAAAGATGAAACAGCGAGTATCCGAAATGTCTCCAGAAGATAGACGCGCAGGAAAAGAATACATCGATAGATTGATGAGTGCTTAGGAGGTGTGATACTTGCATGAATATTACACAGTAACCCCTCACTCAGATGAGCTCTATCACTGGGGCGTAAAAGGTATGAAGTGGGGTGTTAGAAGATATCAGAACAAAGACGGATCACTTACTGATGCGGGGAAGAAACGCGCCGAATCATACAGACAAAAAGAATTATCGAGATTGGATAAAACATACGATACATCTCGACTCGATAAGCGTATACATAAAACTGCTCAGAAAATTAGTGACAGAATGCCAGATTCAACACCTGATGACAAACGCTACAACAAGTTGGTGGACAAAGCGAAGCGAGATTCTTTCACATATTACTATAAACAAGGTATGAAAGCGGTTGAAACTAGCAGATTAAACAATATGACTTTGAAACAGATCGACACCGAACGTAAAAATATAGGTGCTGTTAAGGCTGCCAATGTTTTATCTATAGTAGGCGGTAGTACTATGGCTGCTATAGGCGGTTTCGGTTATATACGAACTGTAGATACAACGTCGTACAAAACTAATTCGAGAGTTACAGACAACGATCGAGCTAGGGTTGTTAGTGATGCTCGCGTAGAATCAAGCGGAGATGTCGAATCGATGCTGGAAACAGGATTCAACAATATAGGTAGAAAGAACCCACGAAAATGGGAGAGACCAACGTGAGAGTATAGGAGGTAAAATTCAAAATGGGATTTAGAGATAGACTTCAGCACGCCTGGTCAGCCTTTATGAATAAAGATCCAACATATGGTTATCGCCGTGATATTGGTATTAGTTATTCTAGACGTCCAGATAGAACTAGATTGTCGGGTGGAAATGAACGATCCATTATTACGGCATTATATAATCGAATAGCTGTTGACGTGGCAGCACTTGATATTGTTCACTGCAAACTCGATGAGAACGGGCAGTTCCTAAAAAGAATGAATTCCGATCTTAACAACTGTCTTAATTTAGAAGCTAACTTAGACCAAACAGGACGAGCTTTTATGCAGGACGTTGTTATATCGATGTTAGATGAAGGCTGTGTGGCGATCGTACCGGTTGATACTGATATTGACCCAACAGTCTCAGATTCATATAAGATTTTATCCATGCGTACAGGTAAGATTGTCGAATGGTATCCTAAGCACGTACGATTGAGTGTATATAACGAACGTACTGCTAAGAAGGAAGAAATCATTATGCCTAAAGATAAGGTTGCGATTATTGAAAACCCATTATATTCAGTAATCAACGAACCAAACTCTACGGTACAGCGATTGATTCGAAAATTAAATCTCCTGGACGTTATTGATGAACAAAGTGGTGCTGGTAAATTGGATTTAATTATTCAGTTACCTTATGTTATAAAGTCTGAAGCTCGCCGTACTCAGGCAGAACAGAGACGAAAAGACATAGAAATGCAGTTAGCAGGTTCCAAGTATGGTATCGCTTACACCGACGGAACAGAGCGAATAACTCAGTTAAACCGTTCAGTAGACAATAACCTTATGAAGCAGATCGAGTATTTGACTAATATGGTTTACAGTCAGTTAGGTATCACTCAATCTATTCTCGATGGTACAGCGGATGAACAAACTCAGCTTAACTATCAGACTAGAACTATCGAACCTATTATCTCAGCAATCGTGGATGAAATGAAGAGAAAGTTCTTAACAAAGACTGCGAGATCTCAGTTACAGACAATTACGTTCTTCCGAGATCCGTTCAAGCTTGTACCAGTTGGTAATATTGCCGAGATTGCGGACAAACTTACTCGTAATAAGATTCTTACTGCGAATGAGGTACGTCAGATTATCGGTATGAGACCTTCCGAAGATCCAGATGCTGATAGATTGAAGAATGCTAACATTGCAGAATCTAAACAACAGGTACCACCAAGTGATAAATCACAAGAAACAGATGTAACACAGCAACAGATGGAGGAAAATCAAAATGGCGAATGAATTTGATTTCAGTGGCTATGCTACGCGTAATGATTTACTCTGCGGTGACGGTCGAATCATTCGAAAGAATGCTTTTATAAATGACGATGGACAGACAGTACCAATGGTATGGAATCACGATCATACTAAACCAGACGCTGTACTCGGTCATGCATTACTTGAAAATAGAGACGATGGGGTTTACGCATATTGTAAATTCAACGATACCGAAGCTGGCCAGAATGCTAAGAAATTGGTTGAACACGGCGACGTGCGATCACTTTCAATATATGCAAACAAACTTAAACAGAGAGGTAATGAAGTAATCCACGGTATTATTCGTGAACTTAGTTTAGTATTGGCTGGAGCTAATCCAGGGGCATATGTCGATTTCGTTATGGCTCACAGCGATGATGAAAACGGCGATGGCGTATTTGCTAACTATGACGAAAATGCTCTCGTACTCTACCACTCTGATGACTCTGAAAAGAAAGGAGACACAAAAGTGGCAGAGGAAACAAAGAAACCAGAAGCCGAAAAAGGTAACGAGAAAACAATTAAAGAAATGTTCGAAGCATTTACACCAGAACAGAAAGAAGTTGTATACGCCTTGATCGGTTATGCGGTAGAAGACGCTACTAAAGGTAAGAAAGAAGAAAAAGAAGTTAAGTATTCCGATGATAATGCTTCAGATAGTGAAAAAACTATTAAAGAATTATTCGACGCGTTCACACCTGAACAGAAAGATGTCGTATATTTTATGATCGGCGAAGCGCTTAAACATAATGAAGAATCTGATGAAGATGAAGAAAATGAAGGAGGAAATGCTGATATGAAACAGAACGCATTTGAACAGAACGAAAACCAGACTAACGACGTACTTAGCCATTCCGAAATGAAAGCTATTTTCGAAGATGCAAAACGTTGTGGTTCTCTGAAAGAAGCTGTATTAGCACATGGTATCGAGGAAATTGAATTGCTGTTCCCAGACCATAAAAAACTGAATAACGAACCAGGATTCATCAAACGTGATGACGATTGGGTAGCTAAAGTATTGGGTGGAGTTCATCACACACCATTCTCTAGAATTAAAACTGTATTTGCTGACATCACAGCAGCACAGGCTAGAGCTAAAGGTTACCAGAAAGGAAATCTGAAAGTTGAAGAAGTATTCAAACTGTTGAAACGTGTTACAAATCCAACAACTGTTTACAAGAAACAGGCTCTGGATCGTGACGACATTCTGGATATTACAGACTTCAACATCATTCCATGGCTGAAAAGCGAATTGCGTATGATGCTGAATGAGGAATTGGCTCGTGCTTTCCTGATTGGTGATGGAAGAGATCCAGTAGAAGAAGCTAACGACAAAATCGACGAAGAATGTATCAGACCAATCTGGAAGATGGAAGAACTGTTTACAGTTAAAGTTCCAATTAAAGTTTCTGCGGCAGCTACAGCTGATGAAAGAGCTAAAGCATTTATCAGAGCTTGTATCAAATCCAGAAAAGAATACAAAGGTTCTGGTAACCCAGCTATGTTTATGTCCGAAGATATGCTGACAGACTGTCTGTTAGTTGAAGACGTAAACGGTCGCGTTATCTACGATACAGTAGCTAAATTGGCTGCTACTCTGCGTGTATCCGAAATCATTCCAGTTCCAGTAATGGAAGGACTGACAAGAACAGACGATGACGGCAAGACATTCGAATTGGCTGCTATCTACGTAAACCTGAAAGACTATAACGTAGGTACAGACAAAGGTGGCGAAATTAACACATTCGACGATTTCGATATCGACTACAACAAACAGAAATACCTGATGGAAACACGTTGCTCCGGTACTCTGGTTAAACCACATTCCGCTGTAGCTCTGGAATTCGTTGTAGAATAATAAAATTCAAAATGGAGAGATAAATCATGGCGAAATATTATGGGAAAATCGGCTTTGCTGAATCGGTTGAAACTAGACCTGGTAGATGGGAAGAGAAACTAGTAGAACGTCCATATTTTGGCGACACTATTCGAAATACTCGAATACTTCAGAATTCTGGTAATGTAAACGACAACATTAACGTCGCTAACCAGATTAGTATTGTAGCCGACCCATACGCCATGAATAATTTCTTCACGATGAGATATGTGGAATATATGAACGCTCGATGGAAAGTATCAAACGTTGAACTTCAGTATCCACGATTAATATTAACTATAGGAGGCTTGCATAATGGATAGATCGCTTAAATTACAAGAAGAGCTTGAAATTCTGCTCGGTAGTAGAAATGTATATTTCCAACCTCCTAGTACGTTAATGATGAAATATCCTTGCATTCGATATTCGAAGAAAGGTAATGACGCCAAACATGCGAATAATAGAATCTATAAAACTATGAATCGTTATGAAGGTGTTGTGATAGATTACGATCCAGATACAACTATTCCAGATCAGATTTTACATCATTTCCCGATGTGTAGTCTCGGTAGTGGGTATGTTGCTGATAATCTGAATCACTATCCATTTACATTATATTATTAAAACTTATATAAGGAGGAAACAACTCATGGCTAAACTTGAAT